ACGATTGTTCCGCAAATCAGCCATGCTCCAATTCCCCAATAAAAGTCTCGCTCTTTCTTTTGTTCAGCGGCTTCTTTTTGTCTTTCGATCCTCAGTTTCTCCCAGGCTCTTTTTTGTTCCTGACCGATCTGCGCTCTCATCACTTCAAATCTTGACCACAAATCTTTCAACTCTGGAGGCGATTGATAAATCATAATCTCTCGCATTTCAGTCTCCATCATTTGTAGTCGAGAACGAATCAAAACCCTCTGAAGTGCTCTCTTGCTGACTGAATCCTCGCCTTCGTAGACCTGATGAGCTTGTTTTTCTTCTTCATAGAAAAGTTGCTCGATCTTGTCAAAAGCGTCAAAGAAATCCCCAAGTTGATTTCCGATTCGAGAGATCACGTCATTCGGGTCGGTTGTAGCCGCTTCCCTGAATTCTGCTTTTTTCTCTGCTATCTTTTCAGCTTGCTCCTTGGAGACTTTTCTTCCGGCGAATTGTTTGTCAATGTCTTTAAGGACTGATGACACATCACCCGCTGCGCTCTTTATGTCCTTATAGAGTTGACAACCCTTCTTGACTGCTGACACCGCACTGGATGCCATCATCATGAGGGTTATCGGGTCCACTCATTCAAACCTTAGAGATAGACGCCCAGATAACACCAGCCATGCCGCAGAGCATTACCCCTGCGGCTTTGATAATGATGCCTTCTAGACGTTTTAAACGCGCATTGATCTGTTCGTAACGATGGGCGCAAACCGCCTCATGCGTGTCTAAACGAGCCTCTACGTTACTTACCATGGCACACCTTGAGCAGTCACAGGGTTCTTCAAAAGATCAATCTTGGCTTGCACAGCAGCTTCGGTTGCGGTTTTATCAACAGATTCCCAAACCCATGCCAGAACTTGAGCTTCGGTGAGTTGGTCATAAGGAACGGTAGGCTCACCAGTCCACGATGCAGTCGAGTAAACAGAGTCGGAATATTCTCCGTCAGTGCCAACGCATTTCCAGTGCCCGACCTTAACAAAGCCTGTTGCAATATCGCGTTCAAGGGGATTAACGGTCCAAGTGAATGTAGTCATGATTTTCCTTTCAAGATTCGAGAGATGCCACACGGGCGCGGAGGGATTTAACTTCTGCAATCAGATTTGCAATGATTTCAGCACTGGAGTAATCCATGCCTTGCATTTGCTCACCATCTTTAACACCTGTTGCCACATTGGTGCGTGAGACTTCTTGCACTTCATGGGCAATCAAGCCAACAAACGTAGAGCCATCAATCTTCCATGTACCTTCAACGGGATTTAGGCTATCAATGTATTCTCCAGAATTGGTGATAGGGCCGGTGATGTTCTTCAGGCGGTAGTCGGAAGAAGTGTTGTATTGCGTATTTGTGGTATCAACAGTAATACTTCCAGCGGTAGTCCCATTACCGCCAGCAGATGAGTAAAAGCGAATTCTGGCACTGCTAGACCCAGATAATTCAAAGTTGTAATCGGTGTTTGACGTATTAAAAATACGTCCTGTTGAAGCAATTTGTGTTCCGTTGGATGCAAACGAAAAACTCGTAGCCCCCACTAACAGGTTACCAGAGCTATCAATACGAGCGCGTTCTCCCCATCCTCCGTTGTATGTTTGAAATGCAATAGCGCCTGATGCAGTGCGAGAACCAATAACTCCAACATTGCTGTTGGTCATTGCACCAAACCAAAGTCCAGCTTTATTACCGGATGTTGTTTCCCAAATGTTTATTTGAGCAACAGTGTTGGCTGCGCCTTGACCAGTTCCATTAGAACCGGCGGCTACTAAAGTTCCGTCAGCGGCAACAGCACTTGTTGTTCCAACACCAAGCGTCCCATCAGAACCCAGCGTCATTGCTTGAGTGAACGTTATGGCGTCACCTGCTGTGCCGGAGGCTGCGGTGAACCAAGCATGAACCCCAGTAGGCCCACGAAGTTCATAAAGCGCCGCAGTAGAGCTGTTTTTGTAGCGGTAATTGCTGCCGTCCCAATAGACATTGCCGCCAACAAGTGTCCAGCCGTTTGTGTTTCGTTGAGCAAAAGAAGACCATCCTCCAATATCAAGCGCAGAAGCCGCCCAAGCACTCGGCGTAACTCCCAGCCCCAGGTTGCCGGAGGGGTCGAGGCGGAGGCGTTCTGTGTTGTTGGTTCCAAACGCTAGAGCCACGTTCCCAATACTGGTGATGACGGCACCGTTTGGTGTGCCAAAACTGCCTGAGTAATTAAAGCCGTTCACTCCCGCAAAAAGACCTGTGTTGTTTGCGTTTACTGCACGGTAGCCAATTTGCTCGGCTGCGCCACCGTTTGCGCCGTAGGCGTTGTAGCCGTTAACGCCGTTTGTGCTTACAGTGGCATCAACCTTGTACCCCGGCGAACTTGTACCCACGCCTAAGCCAATGCTGGTCAGTCGCATGGCTTCGGAGTTGTTTGCAATCCAAGCAAGATAATTACTTGCGTTGCTTCCAGTCATGTAATTCGCTGGCGCACCGCTTGAGCTTGCTAAAAAGCCAATCTGTGAACCATCAACAGCCATGACATTTCCGGTGCTCCAGATTTGCGTATATGTTCCTGGATTTCCACCAGCACCAATTTTTCCTGTCGTTGCAAAATTAGTACCATCAAACGTCAGCGCAGACCCACTGGTAGCAACTTTAGAGCCGTTTAAGTACAGTACACCGTTAGCTGTGCCGCCGGAGAGCGTAAGAGATGCCATGCTCACGCTTTGACCAGCCAACAAAGAAACAATCTCACTGGGAACGTCTACGCTGATCTTCGTCCAAACAGCAGAGCCAACAGTCGCATCCACACACAGATAAGCCTCATCCGATGTGACGTTAACCCACCACGATCCAATCGAATACCCATCCCCTGAATCATCGTTAGCCGTGGGAGCTGATGTCGCAGAATAATTAGCCGTTGCGATGTTCGTTTCTGTGTCGATCTGCTCGAAAGCCCTCTTAATAATCGAGGCAGTCTCGATGTCACCTTTTTGCGGATAAGGCAAAGCCAAGCGAGTAGTGAAGTCACGGGAAATCGCATAAGACTTACCCGAGCCAGTTGTTCCAGCGTAGTTCGCAGAAAGAGTGATTGAGGTATTCGATCCAACAGAGGCAACCTCATACCATGCGTTGTCGCCAACGATTGTGAAAAGATCACCCGCTGCAATCTCGCCACTCCACAAAGTGCCAGACCCTGTGACAGTTGCCGAGCCGTTAGTAACGGAGACAGTTCCAGTTTTGTATTGAGCCATGATTACCTCGGTTTTTCAGGCCAAATTATCTCAAAAGGATAACCTGATTGTTTTGTGATGTCTCGAAGGCTTTGACGATATTCAGCCCAAAGAGTCTTGTTAACTGAGACATCAGATAATTGAGTCCAGTCAGATTCAGACAATAACTCTTTTCTTTTTTGCAGCGCAAGATTCTCTGCAAGTTCTTGGTTAACTTTCCATGAAAGACTGTCCCAATCCCAAATGTGACTAAGTGATGGTCTTGCAGGAAAATCAACAAATCGCCCATTCAGAATATATTGATTCTCTAAGGCGTGACCTTCAACATAACTCTGCCCTTGAGAGACAGTGTTAACTTCCCAATCTGGACATTCATGCGTTCCAGTTGGTTTGTTTTTAATGTAGGTCGTGAACTTCATTTGAAGCGCCTGATAAAAATCATGTCCACTCGCGCACCACGCTGACCGCTTGAATTTACAGTCATGTTGGTCAGGGTACATTCAACAGCTATCGAGTAACCTGTACCCTTTGCCCTTGTGCCGACATTTGTGTAAGTCTTAACCGCTGGCGCGATATATCCATCATTGCTCAGGAAATCAAACCGAGTCCCAGAGCCATCGGCATAAAACTCAACAAGAAAGTTAGAAGTTGTGCTCGCGTCCCCTTGAGGAATGACCACAGCGATAAACGTCACGACACCATCTTCGGGCATGTCGTAAGTAAAAGTGAATGTAGGATTCGTGTTGCTGAAATCCGAGGCGTTGCTTCTACTGACGATTGAAACAGCATTGTCAACAATGTCAGCCGTGACAACCCTGGCAGTCGTGACGTTCTTTGTGGTGCTGAAGTTAAGAGAATCCGTCCCAAACTCATCGTAAGCAGCCACAGCCACTGTATAAGCCTGATTCGGTAGCAGAGCTTGATTATCGTCATCCGTGTCTACGACTATCAGGTCAGACCACGGACCTCGATAAAAAACATCGTCAGGATACGCTAAGGTTTGACCAGTTCCCTCTTTGGCTAAAACAATGATTCCAGCCAAGTCATTGTCATCAGGACGGGTAGGAATTGAGACTGTGAATTTATTGATTCCAGGCTCAACATCCCACTCTCCGCTGGCAATCTGTACTGGTGCTGGATTAGTGACACTCATAGGATAGCCGCTTGGTCAGAAAGTTGGTTTTGACGCCCTCTAGCGTATACCTTGAATTTTAACGTGCGATAGACAGAATCGCCTTGTTTTTTTGCATCCTCTAGGTTCTTTTCCAGAGAATAAATATAAGAGTTGTCCTGGGTGAATTCTTGCCTTAACAACTCATCGCTGGAGTTATAAACTTCAACTTGGTAGTCTTTGAGATACCAATCAGGAAACCCAGAATCAGCGCCATACGGCTCCTCGTCGTTGATCTCAAA